AATATTAGAACGGGGGCGAGCTAAGCTCCGGCGTAGCTAAGGCTGCTGCGTAGCGTAGTGGTACCTACCCTCCCAGGGGTACACATCGCCGCGCGTGTCGCAAATTGGTGACCGGAAGTGCCAGAATCGGAGTTCCGACGAGTTTTAGGAGAGAGAAAGTCTACTTTTGCAGCGCACTCCCACGCGCCTTCCAGAGACAGAGATAAGGGTATTTTTGGAATCCGGGATTATTTCTCTTTCCTGTCTCCAATTGAGTCCCCGATATATCGGGGTCAAATTTACCTATTGGGGACTCAGATATTTACCCTGGGGTAAATATGATTTACTATTTTACCGTGCAGTAAAACAGTAAATGACTTGTGTGTACGGATTTAACTATTCATAATTGTGGGGCCCAATTATTCATGTTTTTTATTTTTATTTTTTTTTAATTTTTTTTTTGTCACATTTTTTTGTTGTTGTCAGTTCTGGCTTGTTTCGTCGCTGCGCTCCCTTTTATTTTTTTTAATGTATATTGTGATTGTGATAGTGTTTGTTTAGGGTTTGTTTAGTGTTTTATCAATCAGATTTTGTTATTTTCTTTTTTTATTAGTCATAATTATTTATAATTATGATTTTATTTTCTTTTTCTTTTTTTAGATATTTGATAGTATTATCACTATCAAACATACATTCTCCACACAACTCAAGTGTTCTAGACAAGACCACGTAATTGATTTGTGTCCATATATCTAGATATATGAACCCTATTTAAAGGGGTACACTCATGTTTAGACCCAGACACATAAAATGACGATCAAATATAATAATAAGAAGGGAATGGAGTTTACTATCAATGTCAGGTTGAGGAACGATAATTCCATCATCGTTCAGGTGGATCTGATATCAACAAGGTCACCGGCACTAGCCAAGGCCAAGTTCTTGATCCCATACGGCCATCATGGGTTCACAGGTCCTTTTGACTTCAACAGTATTGAGGAGGGGATACGTCATCTGTTGAAGATCATGTACAAAGACTCCACCATTGGGGAATTCCGGCGGGAGGATATGGTTGAGACTATTGATATCCTGATGATGCACGAAGCCCCAGTGGTTGATATTAATGTACACGACTTGTACGATGTGTATACTAATGCAAGTGTATAAATACGTGTACGAAATGTATTTCAATGAGATATTAATAAAATTTTAATTTTAATATTTTTTTGAGTCCAATAACGAAGCCCAATAACAAAAGCCCATAAAATTGAGGCCCAATTGCATTGACCCAGTCAACATTTCCTCTTCTGTGGAAAGTGGGACCCACCTCGAACACGAAAAACACCGCTCGCCCCCGGT